CACCGAGAGCCGCCAGTGGTGCGTTTAGGCTGTCGATCGGGCTGTTTGCGTAGCGTGCGAAATCCTGACGCGCGGCGTCGATGAGCTGTTGCTGCAAGCCTTGCTGCATCAAACCTTGAGACATCATGTCCTGGTTGATTGCTCTGCCAGTGTTGAACGCCTGACCAGCCAAGCTGCCAAGCTGACTAGCGGCGCCGAGACGCGACGTGCGGTCTGCCATCGCTTGGTTCATCGCTGTGTTGTAGCCTTGCATCCGTAGCGGCGCGATGGCGTTTGTCGCCATGCGTCCGTACTCCGCGTTGGTCACGCCCTCCGCGACGCCCTGACGGGATCCACCAAAAGCATTCGCCCGGGTCGCTTGCGCACCCATTGTATTTATCGCCATTTGACGTTGACGCTCGATGTCGTTCTGCGTGTTGTCGATGACCTCTTGCTGGTAGGGGTTCATGTACGCGCCGACGTTCAGCGGGCTTGTCATCGCTTGCTGCGTGCCACCGATGGCGTTTTGCAGGCCAGTCGACGCGGCGGTGTTTATGTTAAATTGCTGCGGGGCCGGGGGCTGATACGCGTTTGGTTGTGTTGCAATTGGGACGACTTCCCCACCGCCCTTGGTGCCTTGTCCTGACATTTTATGCGTCCTTCCTTATTGCTGATACGACACGCCCGACGATGTACAGTGGGGGTTCCATGACTTTACAAAGGATCCGGCCGAACAAGCTGTCTTCCGATTTGCCTTTGGTGAGTACGTGGCGTAGGTGCTTCGTTCTCTCGGTTGCGGCGTAAGCGCCGATGTTTGTGATGATTGTGCTGCGACGCATGCCCTTCACGAACGGACGGAACACGGCGTGGTAGCCGACCTGGTGGTATGGTGTCAGGTGCTTGCGCTGGTAAACGTACCAGGTTTTCATTGCCATGACCCAGTCGTCTAGCTGCGTTTGACGGTACATCTCTGTGCACACGATTTTATCATCGCCGCCACCGGGGTCATCGTTGCTGCTATCGTTGTCGTTTTGCATCGCATTCACGGTCGCGCCAGTGTTAACCAACACGCCGTCCACGTATTCCATGCCGTCGTTAGGCGTGAGCGTGTTTGCGAGTGCCTGCGCGGCGCTGTTTTGTCCCGTGTCGTTGTTACCGACTACACCCTGCGGGCCGTCGTCGTTATCGTTTGACGGGGGTAAGAATGTGGTGATGTCGTCGCTGTTCTCAACGGTATTAGCGAATTCAATCATGTTATCGTTGTCGTTGTCGTTGTAGACCGCTGGCTGCGTCACGCCCGTCGGGTTGTTCGCCGCGTCAACGCTCGCCGCCGTGTAGGTGTCGTTGAACAGGTCGACGTCGGTCGTCACGTCTGGGTTTAAGATGCTGTCAACGATCTGCACCGTCGGGCTTGCCGAGATGATGTCTGTCACGGTGTCAGTGAAAGTAGGCTCCGGCTCGGGCGCGTAACCCTCGTATCCGCCGTCAATCAATTGCTGATCAGACCAGCCGTACTGATCCTTCAAGATAGACGCAACTTGGGAATTCTTCTCGCTCGACCCGTCGTAGACGACCTGGTCGGGCTGGTTGTATGCCTGCTCCGCGCTGATCCAAGTGTCTGGGTTGTTCATGTCAAACTCAACGCCAGTATCCGCGTATGCGTCCGCCTGGGCGTTGATTTGGTCTTCCATGCTGATTGAGTTGCCGTTCGCGTCAACCGCGCCACTCCAGTTGTCGCCGCCCGTCGTGAGGGACGTCACGTTGTTGCCCGTGTCTGGGCCGTAGATCACCTGGTTGTTGTTGTAGAGCGTGTCCGCCGCTTCCTGCGCCGCGTCGCTGTTAGTGTAGGCATCCTCGTACTGCGTGCCCGCGATCACGTCCGTGTTGGGGTCGTAATCGTCAAAGCCAGTCTCGTTTTGGATAACGTCCACGAGATCGTTTGTCTCATCCTCCGTCAGGAAATTGTTGTCGCCCTCGTCATCGTATTGATCAACCTCGTTGAAGGGCGCGGAGTTTCCTAAGTCGTCCACGATTGTGTTATCAATGTAAACACTCGGCACGGTGTATCCCGGGTCAATCGTGACTGGGTTCGAGCCGCCGTCAAAGCTGCTACTGTTGTCGATGCTAATGTTTGTTCCGCTGTCGGGCGCCGCCGTGTAGCCGTAGTTGCTGTAATCAATCGGGTTGCCGATGTTATACCCGGCCGCCCCGGTGTACGGGTCAATGAAAAAGCTGTCGATGTAATCCTTTTGGCCTGGACGCTTCTGCGCGAATTCGCTCTCGATCTGCTCATAGATCGGGTATCCGCTGTAGGCCGACACGCCGTTTGCGTATGTCGTTGGCGCATCCATGCCGCCCATCACGTTGTTGCCGGACGGGGCGCTCAAGCCAAACGACAACGCCTGGTCCGCGGTGTTTGTGAAAACCGATTGCTGCGTGGGTGTAAACGCGGCCGCAGTCGGACCGAACGACAGTGGGACGCTTCCAAGCGCACTGATTTTGTCTGCACGGTTTAGGTTTCGCTTAGCCGCATCCTCAATGTATTGTGGGATCTGTACTGAGGTCGATGATCCGCCTTTACCCATTTTATATCTCCTTAACGTAGGATGAGTGCATTGGCTCCCATCCGTGCGCGGCCAGTGGTTTTTTCCAACCAAAACGCCCAGTCATGTTGAGAGCCTCGCAGCCTTGCGCTTTAGCCCAATTTATCACGTCGTCGTGCATGTCTAAAATTTCGGTGAGATCGCCCCCGCCAAGGAAGATGTTCAGCACCTTTTTTTTCGGGTACGCGATGATCTCGGTGACCAGGCAGCTTTTCTCCGCGGGCCACAATTGCATCGTCCCTTTGTATATACCCTCGTATATATCAATGATGTCGTGCGTGCCGCCGCTGTACTCCAGGGCAGCCTCAATGTGTGGACGACAACGGTTGAATTCTTCAGCAATCACCATGACGCCCCCGATAATGTAACGCGCTTCCAGACGTCAGAGGTGCCGTCGTAATCCGCCACGCAAATGTAAATGTAGCCGGTGTCCCAGCTTATCATGCCAGTCGTATCGCCAGACGCGCCAACTGACGTGGCGGGGGCGGCTTGCTTCACGGCGATCTCCTTGTAGGATCCGCTCTGCGACACAACCGGGTACAAGTTGGAGCGGTCAAACATCAGGTAACCGTCCTCGGACGCCGTCTCGCCACCGATTTGCTGCACGATGGCTGAGCGGGTTTGCCCTAGGTAAATCATCAAGCGACGCGCCCAAGTCTTCCAGTCATCGCCGTATGGCTCTGGTGCCTTGTATTGTACGCTCATCGCTCACCCCCGGGCACCACGTCCACGCGGTTGATGCCCACGCGCCAGTCCGCCAAGCGCTGACCCTCGACGCGCATCCGAACCTGACGCCCGGTAAATCGCACGCTGGTCGGGTTGCTGAGAGAGTAGGGGCCGTAGCTGCGCTCCGTGCCGTTGGGGTAAAACCGGGTCTTGAACGTCGCGTTGACGTCGCCCTGGGTTTTCTCGTCCGGCACAAGTTCAGTCACGGAGACGACCTGGTTGCCCGTGCCAATGCGGAACGGACCAGTCTCGGCAAACGGCGTCAGCGTGCCGTAATTAAAGCCGACCTCGTGCTCGTACAGCTTGCGGTCGTCGGCGTCGAACATCATTGGCTGGCGGAACGCGCCGCGATCCACGCCCGTCGTGCGGGCCAGCTCGCCGATGTGCCAGGTGTTTTCGATGTAGTTGTACGCCACGTATCGGTTGTTTTCCGTGGATCCGCTTGACGGGTAGAACCACCAAATTTCACCGAATAGCGAATTCGCCATGGCAAACGCCTTGGACACTTGCGCCTTGTTCAGGTCGTTAAACACGTAATCTGAAACGTCGGACTGAAGCTCTTGCACGCGTCCGCCGCTGTACACAAAGAATGAACCCACGCCCATCCAGAATGCCCCGGCGTCAACAACCGCGCACGCCTGCTCGGCTCCCAGGCCGCACGACGTGCCGACCCGCTCTATGCCGTAGACGTAGGGCGGACCCACGTAGTTGGCGACGTGCGCGTCCCTGGTTGTCAGAATTAACGATTGGCCCTGCACGTTGACGCCCGCCAGGATCTGCCCGGCGGTGTTTAACTCCAGATCGCCAGCCTCGTTTGTCGCGGCGGCAGTCCAGGTGTTGTTGTCTTCCCGGTCGCTCCACTGCACCTTGCGGGGGTTACCGCCAGCGCCAAGCGCAAACAGAAACCGCTCCTGCGTCACTAGGATCCCGCGGTTGCTTGTTGGGGCGTTGCTGAGTATTGCGGCCGCGGATGCCGTGTTGAGCTGCCACTCGTAAATCTTGCCGTCGTCGGCGTTGCACGCCACCAAGTATTCGCCCCACGGCTGTAGGTGCCAGGACGTCGCCGGGTCGATGCGTGAAAAGTCAGGGCGCGCGATGCCGTATGAGTAGCTGCCGAAAAAGGATCCGCCAAACCCGGTGTTCGCGTCGGCGTCCTCGCGCCCGGCAGTCAAACCAGTCGGCGTGATGTCGTATTGAATGCCCGCGTCGGAGTAGACGTACAATTTGTTGTACGACCCGGCGGCGATCCATCTGTCGTTTGAGTTGTCAATCCAGGTCATCATGCCGCGCAGCTTGGCGTTACCCGCGGTGTTGGATCTGGTCCGCCAGCCGCCAATCGGGCGCATCACGCCGTCATGCCAGCGCACGAGATTGGCGTCGCGCCAACGTCCCATGCTTTGCAAGTCGGTCCCGTTTCGATAGACGCCAGCCGGGATGTTTAGATCAATTAGGGACATGCACGCCTCACGTTAACTTGGATGGTATTATGTTACCATATAAGGGTTTGAACGCAAAAGGACGGCGCAGAGCCGTCCAGTCGCATAGTGTCTGGTAGTTGTATCATTCAGCCGCAATT